TTAACGTATTTCAATTTTGTCCCACTCCCTGCCTCTGTCATTGCGATACTGTGATGCCATGCTGTCCGACTTATGTCCGAGAAGGTGCTGAGCAAATTCCTTGCTGATCTGCTTCTCATAGAGCCTGGCTGACAAACTACGCAATTCATGAAAAGTCGGCGGCTCTCCATTGAACAGGAGCCCTGAAGCTTTTCGTGCGCGCATAAAATACCGTGATATCGTTCCCGATGAAAGAGATTCGCAACGTGTTGATGCGATAATGGTTTCACCTTTCAGTGATTCTTTGCATTTTTTAAGGGTTTCATCAAGAGATATCCCCAGCGATTCGGCATGTAACCCTACCGGAATGGCAAGTCTTGAACCCGTTTTCTCCTGTTCAACATAAATGTATCCATCCCTGATATCTTCCCATTTCATCCTGCACAAATCACCGACCCTTTGACCGGTTACCACCGCCAAATCCATAGCCAGAGTAACCCACGCTGGCAGAGACTTTGCCGCGTTGCGTATCTGTCGATACTCTTCAGTAGTGATTCGCGTTCGTTTAACTTCTGATTTAGCCGCCCGCGTTGCTGTGACAGGGTTAGTGCTAATGTGTCCCTCTGCTATTGCCTCTCTGAAAATGTCGCTCAGAGTTGACCTGATTAGCTTTGCTGTCGCATTTTTACCTTCTTCAACATAGCCGTTCAGAACCTCAGCTATGGTTTTTGTTGTGATTCCAGATACCGGAACATCACGCATCTTTTCTCGTATTGCCTTCAGCTTGCTGCCGTAATCGATGAGCGTCTTTTGCTTGAGACCTCTGGTTGAAAGAATGACCTCGTAACGATCGAGCCAGGAATGCAGTGTTACAACATTTTCAGCGTTGATTCGTACTGACAATGAGTTGCGTTCCTGACAAGAAAACAAGTCCATGTTAGCCTGTATTGCTTCAGATATAGCTATCCTCCTGTCTCTACCAAGCCCGTACTCCTTGCCCGTTTGCGGGTTTCTGAAGCAATAGTATCCATTGTTTCTGATGTACAGGTTTGGTGGTAAATCTCTCCGGCTATGGCTTCTGCGCCTTCCCATTCTTTATCCTCTTAACAAGACTTCCTGTTGCAACTTTATTGCGGTTAATTTTCACAGCCTTCTCATGGAACAAGTATTCTCTTCCATCCTTTTCAGGTGGTGGGTAGATAAGGCAATCGCGAACCCATCGGCGAACTGTTTCAAGGCTTCTTGGCCTGCGTTGTCTGGCGTTCCATTCAGGTAGGGTTAAGTACATAGCTTTTCCTTGTAAACATCACGCAACAAAAAATAATGCCCTCACACTGGAGGGCAAATGGGGGATAACGTGGCAGTGCATTCGCACCCAATAGCCAGCTCATAACTGGCTATCAGTTGCGTCAATCGTCTTCATCTTCGTCCCAGTCCTCGTCGTAATATGGCGAGGCGAGAAGTGGGTTGGTTGCTGAGAGAATCTCTCCGGCGGCGCCCTGCCGCTGAAGTCGACGAAGTGCTTCGTATAGCTCAAAGGCCTCGGTTCGCTCGTCACCTATATCGAGGGCGCATGCAACCTTGTGCGCCTCGGTGACTAGGGTTGATAGCTGGTTTCGGATGTCCTGAATGGTGCTCATAGTTCTCCTCATGCCGCACGCTGGGCGCGGAGCGATTTAATGTGCTCGCTCGTCTCCAGTTCGACGCGTATCTGTGCCGCCTCACGGTGATCGAGATGCTCAAAATCATTGTTGAATCGGTCGATTGAAGCGGTGTTGATCCGGCCCTGTCGCCAGTAGCGGACAACTTATGATGTGGTGGAATGAATAATTACGGGCCAGCCTGCTGAGTCAGCGAATATCTGACCCCGTTGAATTAGCTGGAACATTGGCAGTCTCCATGTAAGCACCAATGAAAGCGGCTGCCGCCTGTGCGTTTATGGCGTTACCGTAACCCTTAAGTCGGCCTGTGCGGTTGCTGCTTGCCACTCTTGCCACCCCGGACTCGACTCGTCCCAGGCGTGCGGCAGCCCCATCAACCAGCGGGAATGTGCCGGGTTCAACTGGACGCCATTGCCCATCTCGACAAAAGAGCCAGTCTGCATCACGCCAAAAACCGTTAACCTCAAGGGGCCGCATGTGTACGCCTGACGCGGCAACTGATCCAGCCTGTCCTTTCCGTCCCGCTGCGCCGTCATTCCCGAAGTGTCTTTCCAGTCGCGAGTTGTTGGCGTAATCCATCCCGCCAACGCCGCTGCCCACCCGATTTTGTTCGGAGTTGCTCGACCATCCCCGCTCATTTGCACGGTCGTCGCGTTGGTGATATTGCTCACCTGCGGAGTTGGCCAGCCCGACAGCCGCGCAGCTCCGGAGACATGTTGCAGGCCCCGTTTCGTCTCCGGTTGTGGATTCGTATTCGCCACTGGCGTTGGCCACCCAATAGGCCCGCTCTCTGATGTGCGGCGCACCGATGCTCGCTGACGTAAACGGCACAATCCCGAAGGCGTAGTCCATTCCTTCCAGGTCAGCTTGTACAAGGTCGAACCATGCGTTTGCGTTACCTGCTGCAACCTGTTCGCCAAAGATGTGCTGAGGTCTGCGCTCGCTGATGAGGTGGAAGAAGGCTGGCCATAAGTGCCGCTCGTCAGCAAACCCATCGCCTTTGCCTGCCGCGCTGAAAGGCTGGCACGGGCAGGAACCAGTCCAGGCTGGCTTATCGTCTGGCCAGCCGGCGAGACGCAGGGAATGAGACCAGACGCCAATTCCGGCGAAAAAGTGGCATTGGGTAAATCCTCTGAGGTCGTCAGGTGTGACATCTTCAATACTCCGTTCGTCAACTTCGCCTGGTGCGATGTGACCACCGGCGATAAGGTTACGCAGCCATTGAGCTACATACGGGTCGATTTCGTTGTAATAGGCTGCCATCACCCGCCTCGCTGCTTATTCCGCAATTCCTGCTCACCCTGGCAACTGACACACATCGTGCATCCCGGATACGCTTTCCGGCGCTCATCACTAAGCCGATCTCCGCATTCCTCACAGTGCGTTGCTGATACTGCTGAGTGGTTGAGTCTGTGAGCCTGAATAGCATGGTCGCGCATCATCTCTTCGGGAGCGCTGGCCTGATCGATGATTTCTGATGTCATAATCCAACATCCTTAGCCAGCCTCTCGCTGAGCTGATAAATGTGGTCGCGCAATTCAGTCAGCGTCTGCGCTTCGGATTCCAGAATCTCTTTGTGCATCAGTTCACGTACCAGATGCTCAAACTTGCTGTAGTAACCAAGGCGAGAAAGCACTTCCTGACCGGCGTTTTTACCTTCCTTGGAAATCTTCTTCTCATTAAGAATCAGGTCATGCGCAGACCCGGTGACGACGTACTTATCGCCAAGTTCAATTCGTAATTTTTCACTCATAATCAGCGCTCCATGAACTGTTGGTTAATTCGGTTGAAGGTGAACGCGAGAAAATAAAAAGGCCGACATAGCGACCTTGTGATTCGTTTGGTTAGCGTCATGCTGCCTCCCGTCGAGCGAGAAGTTTCGCTCCGAAAGTCATTAGCTCGTCCCGCTCCACAGTTGCGAAGTGGCAGTGTGTGCGCGGGTACGGATGCCAGATGATGAGCATACTTCCCTTGTTATTGCCGCTGACTGGCTTACCGGTGACCGGGTTGATAAATGCCAGCCGCCCGGCGGTGATGAAGCGAACCTCGCTGGCGGTCTGGATAGCTTCCTTGAACCAGCCAACCGAAGTGTCTGCCGGAACAAGCATCACCGTACCGATCTGATTTCTGCTCTCGGCGGCCGCCTTTTTCACGAAAGGTGTGATGTCGCTGTAAGGTGGATTTAGCCAGACGTAGCCAGGTACATTCAGATAATCAGCCCAGGATGTTTCCAGCGTGTTCTGCTCGGCGGTGATGAACTTCCGGCACAGCGTGTTGTGCGGCGCTGCTGCTGCGTCAAGTTGAAAGCAGAATTCAGCATCCAGTGCTGCGAACAGTGCCGGTGGTGTACGCCACAAATCACGCTGATCTGCTGGCGTGTTGCTTCCGGTATAATCAGTCATGCTTCCTCCCGTTCAGGATTTCTCACATCCCACCCGTTGCGCTCAATATTCACAGCCAGCCGCTTATCTCCGACCTCTTCGATACTCCGACCTGTAATCTCGGCAACTTCTGCATTGCTGTAGCGCATGAGTATTGCTAACTCTCCCGTTGACCATTCACGCATAGTTAATCCTCCAGAGCGGGCCAGTGCGTCACGTTTGCTTCTGACTGAGTAAATGGAGCGACCGGTTGCCGTGGCTATCTCTTCCTCTGAAAACCTGCCAAAGAGATGAAGCTCGGCTGCCGTCCATGGTCTGCCGGTCATCTTGCTGATAAGTGGTGCGCCGATACGTGATGCCTGGCGAGCGATTGCCGATTCGGAACGCTCTAGCTTTTCTGCTATTTCTGAGCGGGACATCTTCATCCCAACCTCGTGCAGAAACAGGTTTTCAAAGGGTTGCCAAAGTTCGCTCATTGCTACCTCCATTGCTCACCGAACGTGAATCCGATCTCCTCCAGCGCCTCATCCATCTTCTCAATGAACTCCGGAACCATTTCGTTGAAATCGGTCATGTACTGCGGATCCCGCTCAACGACGACATGGTGAATACCTTCTCGCTTCATGCGCGGGTCGTAGTTGGCAAAGAACCAGGCGTCTTTCCCGGTTACCCACATGCTGTATTGCACCTGGGCCATGTACTCTGACTTAATGGCTTCGAAGCCACCGAGACGGAATTTCATGAAGTCGCGGGAGGTGAATGGACATTTCAGCTCGAGGCCGAAATTGTTACTGCAAAGTCCGTCAGGGGAACACGCGGTGTGCATGCTCTCGTCACGGAACAGGATCGGAGACTCCGTAACTTTCACGTCAGTGGTGAACTCGAATAGGGTGCGGGCGTCTTCCTCGTACTGCTTTCCCCAGGCCAGTGCCTTTGCGTTAACCTCTGGCGCTACACCGGTGCATACCTCGGCGAGCAGGGTGTGGAAGTAAGACATTTTCATACCCGTCCATTTGGTGCCGGAGCGCGGCTTAGAAATGACGTTGTGCACTTCAGAGGCGGTGATGACGCCGAGGCGCAGCCGGTGCCACGCCTCATCGCCTTGTTGGATAGTGGTTACGTCAATGCCGGTCCGGGCCAGGATAATTTCTGGTGTCATGCTGCCACCTTCTGTTTAAGGAAGCTGAGAGCTTTCACGGCTTCGGTTTGGGTTAGATCTGATGATTCGCGAATATCACGACGGAAGATTTTTGAACAAAGTGGCAGTAGGTCATCGTCCCAGGTTTTATTCATTGAGATAAGAACGTCGTTAATTTCGCTGATTATCTCGCTTTCCGCTGGAGTGACATCGCGCTCTGGTTGGCGCTCTGCTGCGAAGTTAATACCTTCTTCGCCTTCGGTGTTGACGTGATCGATGGCGGCATCCAGACGTTCACGGCGAGGCCAGTATTTTGCTGCCTGCTTCACGACCGTCTTGAGGATCATCTGCTCTTCATCGGTGACCCATGGGCACTTCTTGCTGTTGTCAGATTTGTACTTCTTCCACGCTTCAGACCTGTCACGGATGGAGTAGATGGCATCGATGCGCATCGTATGGGTGAGATAATCACCATCGTCAGTTTTTACCGTTACATACGCGCCTACGATATCCCCGCGCTGCTCTTCAGTATCAAAGTCGTTGTAGATGTGGATCGGCGGCTTATCGAGACCTTCCCGGCGGAACTGGTCGTTTCTGCGAACAATTGCCGACTGACACCACTTAATGGCGCCAGACTGCTGCGCAATGTGCATCAGGCCCATGTAACTGATGTCGAGGCAAATAGCCCCTTTACGCGGGACCAGATAAGCCAGCTTCTGCGCAGGGTTTAGAGAAATTCCGATAGCAGCAACGTTGACGATCGCGTTCTGCGTACTGGTCTGGTTCTGGAATGCAACTTTGGCGAGGTAGTCGTTGTTCTGAAATAGCTGGATGGCGAACTGGCTTTCCTTTGCCCACACCATCCGCTCATCAGTGGCCGCCTTAATGAAAAGCGGCTCCTGTTGTTTGACGAAATCAACAAGAGTTAAGCTCATAATCCCTCCTTAGAACGGGCAGCCGGTACGGTGTTCCCAGTCGTGTTCCGCCTGGGCGTAAGCAACTGCCGAAATGAAGTCGTTGTAGGCCTCGCCAGCTTTATCGCTGCGAAGCCCATCGTATGGGCTGGAGTCAATCGGTACGGAGAAGTGAAAGAGGCCGGACGGCTCTTTTGGCATCATGTCGATGATTTGCTGCGCCCGGTCATCGATCCACTTTTCTTTCTCTTCTGTTAACTGCTGCTCGACCCAGCGACGATCCTCTATGTGGTCGTATGCGCGATACGCGGCCATGGGTCACCTCAGTAGTTAATTTGTGTTCTCGGCACTAGGCCATCCATCAGCGCTTTAAGGACTTCGATAGCCTGTTCGCGTGAGATGCTGGTATTAGCGGTGAGTGCGTTAACGATTTCAGTACCAACAGCCTTGCGGTGCTTAACATCTGCTTCACGCCTTGCCTTCTCATCAGCGATGCGTTTCTCTTCAGCCAGTCGCGCTGCTTCTTTCGCTTCAGCTTCACGCTTAATGCGATCTGCTTCTTCTTGTGCTTTACGCTTCTCTGCTTCGATAGCTTCCTGCTTTTCACGTTCTGCACGCGCAACTGCTGCTGCAGCCGCATATTCAGCGCGTTCCCGTTCTTGCTTAGCCAGTAATTCAGCCTGTGCTCTTGCTGCAATCGCATCCTCTTCACGCTTCTTCGCTGCCGCCAGTTCAGCAGCTGCTTTCTCTTCGGCTTCGCGCTTTGCCTGTTCTGCTGCCTGACGCTTTAACTCTTCTTCACGAGCAATGCGGCGGCTCTCATCAATCTGCTTCGGAAGAGCTTTCAGTTCTGCTACAAGGTCTTTTCCGGCGTTGTCGATGTACGTTTTGGAACGTGCAACCTTGTGGGCCATTGACGCGATAGCATCACGACCTTTCTTGGTGGATACGTCCGGTACCAGGCTGCGAGCTTCTTTCTCGATTTTTTCAATGATGGGATCGAGCTGCTCGTTATTGGTGAATACAGCCATTGCGCTCGATTTTTCGATAACGACTAAATCCGTTACTTCAATCATGGTCTCTCCTGAAATTTGGTTGTGCGCTTCCCGTCTGCGATAGCCGGACGAGTAGGGGGAGTGGTGGTGGGGGGGGTTATTTCTGTGCTACTTCCTGCGCTGGGAACTCACCGTTGCTAAGAATCCCTTCAACAGGCCAGCAGCCTGCTAAAACCTTTTGTTCAGATGCCGCTTGCTGGCATTCCTGATGGCTGTCGTAAACACCGAGAATTACGTCGTGATACTCGCCATTTGTCATTGCTACGGTCATTACAAGTGCGAATAGAGTTCCCATCAATGAGTCCCCGCCGGCACCAGATTTGGCTCAACAGATAGCGACGCATATGGTCGGCGAATATTGCGCAGATTCCCCTGCGGCTCATGCCAGTAAGTTCCATCGCGATAATCAAAGGAGACCAGCCATGCTGCGCCGGTGCGGTCGTTACGCATAGGAACTGCTCGACCGTTTTTTGGTACTGTCTGGTTAGTTTTCATAATCATCTCCGCGCTTAAGCCGCGCCGCTGAGCTAAAGACCTCTGCATGCAATTTTCATCGCTGCAAAATTAAGCGGTGGATAGCCGCCGTGATAACAGAGCACCCTCGTGAAGGCGCTGTGGTATCAGCAATAAAAAACCCGCCGAAGCGGGTCTATTCAGTCGGTGGGTGAGGTAGCGGCATCCAGTGGGTTACGTTTATTGGGTGCCACTCTATGCCGTAGTTGTACTCATAAACCTGTGCGTACCAGCCAGCGCCTTTCTTGTTGAATTTGTCGTACTGCCCAACATGCAATTCAACGCCAAAGTCCGGAAGCGGCCAGATTTGAACAAACTCGTCGCTATCTGGCATCCGCTCACTGCACTTAATCCACTCCATCGCCTTACCCTCTGTTTGTATCGTGAGCTAATAAAAAGGCCGCCCTTAGGCAGCCTGTTTGATTTCCAGATTTTTCAGCGTTGCTCCAGCTATCCACGACCAGTACATCCAGTGGTCACGCGCATCGCCTTCATCTTCCGCTTCAATAACCCGATCGAACTCTTCATCATTCCACTGGCCGGTACATCGAAAGTAATTACCTTCCATTGCCTCACCTCATAAGTTAATTAACGCGCCGTGACCGATTTGCTGCTGCGATGGCCAGCGGCGTACAGCGCCACATCCGGCAAACATGCAGCTCCGCCTGTATTGCTGTCACGCAGACTACCGAGCGAAGTGGCGCGGTCTACTCGTGACGAACATCCGCTAAGAATTTCACCAATGCGATTAGCGAAGTGTTTCTCAGCTGCTTTCTTTGCATTGAACGCCGCAAGGCGACGCGCCTGATTTCTGTTCATGATGGTTCCCCTTGTGAATTCTTTGGTGGTGATGGCTGCACCTAACAGCGGCGGCGTTTTTCGCACTGTTCACTCAGCTGCAAGGAATATTTTTGCGCCACCCTCGCGGGTCATCACCCCAAAGAACTCTCTTTGGCCTCAGATTCTGAGGAGTAAATTGTTAATGAGCAGCCTGACTTCCTGTCTGGCGCGGCTGGTAACTCTTGTTGCCGCATCGATGTTTCGTTTCGATGAGTTCATTAAACATCATGTGGATTTGCTAGTCAACACTGTGTGGATTATTTCTGTGTATTTTATTCCTTGTTGTTGATTTTTATGTTGATTTATTTTTTATCAAATGAGTAGTAAGTTAGAAAAAACATCAGCGAGGAGCATGGTTATGGGTTTGGGAATGGATATGCGGCGGGATGAGCTACTAGAAGATCGTGCAGCTTTCATCGCTGGAGAGATTGGCGGAGCGGTTGTTGAGCTGATTATCGGCGGTGTGGTGATTAGTCGGGATGCGATTGTGGATAGCCTGGAAGCCAAACGAAGTCGGTTGGTAATGTTATTCACAAGGGATTGCTGAGGGATGCTGCTGAGTTCGTGAGGAAAGGGCAGTAAAAACCCGGCGCGGTGGCCGGGCTATTCTGCTTATGCTGCTTTTCTATCTTTGGTTGCTGCCTTGGCTAAAATATCATTTATCAATGATTTCAATTTCATCGCATCTTTATGAAGATTGCTAAGGTTGGACATAATATACTCCTCGACTGTGGAAAAACAGCCGCATATAGCGGCTGGCGTTAGATTCTGTTGCGCTGAATCAGATTATTTGTGCCACTGTGTCGGCGGTACGTCATGATCTTTGATGTTGTTGTTAGCTTCTATGCACTTATCATAGTCTAATTTTTCAACTGCGATCAAGAGTGATTCAGCGTAAACAAGTCCTTGTTTGATGTTCATTACGTTAATGCTTGCGGAAGCTGCATCCATGTCCTTTGCAGTATCAATCATATGCTCAAAACTGCGAGCGATTGAGTCTACACCGCTTTTCATCTTAGTGAATACTTCTTTGAGCTGATCTAGGCTTGGGTTGGTAAGATCATACATACCATGCATTCCATGACCTTCAAACAATTGAGACAATGATCTAAGAGCAAAGTTCACAGATTCAATAACTTGATCATATTTTTTCTTTTCAATATCGTTCATTTATGCACGGTCCGTTACAAATCATACCAATAGGTATTTTATAGGGTTAAGCCAGCCTATGTTTATTTGGCAAGCAGTTTAAAACTATAGTTAAAGTTTACCAGCTATATTCCGTCTAGAACACCTTGCGCATCACCCAAACGTCTCATCAGGCCACTACAGCAACACGGAGTACCAGAACACGCGCCCAATGATTTCTACATCGGACTCGTTCGCCGTCTCATCTTCACGGTTAAAGCTGCGTATAGTCAGCATCCCGCCGGGATTGCGATATAGCTGTTTTATGCGTTTCAGCTTGTCGTCTCCGCCGCCGGGCTGAGCGATAGCATACAACTTTCCATCAACTATGCGTTTGTTGTTTGTGTCTACAGCAACGGTAGTCCCATCTGGTATCACTGGTTCCATGCTGTCACCCGTCGCAGGGAAGCATAGGACGCCTGATCCATCACTATTGGCTCCAACGCGACGCAATGTTGCTTTTGAGAATCTCAACTTAAAACCGTTGTGATCTTCGCTATGTACGCGACCATCACCACACGCAAACTCAATATCCTTAAGGAACGGCACTTCGACCTCATCATCTGGTAGTGGCGTGTTCTTGTCCCATGCATCCACGGTTCCCCATTCAGACTCAGGAGGGATCCCGGAATCATCAGATATTTTTGGAACTCCTTTACCATTTAGAAGCCAATCCAAAGAATATCCATATTTTTCTGAAATTTGCTGAGCAGCCTCACGGCTAATTGAGTCGCGCTTAATCCAGTTGTTAACAGTCTGCGCACTTGCAGAAAGCTGCTCAGCCAAATCCTTTTGCTTCATTCCTTCTCTGGCAAGTAAATGCCTGATTCTTTCTGCTATGCCACTCATAAAAACCTCCGCTTACTCCCCATAGTAAACATGATGTGTATTTTTTCCATCACCATGATGTTGATTTAATCCACGACATGAATTAACATGGTGTTGATTAACGTTAACTGGAGTAAGACATGATCAACAAAGCGAAGACTGTTACTCCTCTTGACATGGCTATCAATGCTGTCGGTGGTTCTCAGAAAATCCTCGCCGAAAAGGTGGGGGTCACTCCTCAGGCCATCAACATGCTTAAAAAGCGAGGCGGGAGCCTCCCGGTTACCAAAATGCGTAAGTACGAAGAAGTAACCGGTCTGTCAAAGGAAGTGCTGTACCCGGGCATTTTTACTGCCTAAGAATCACCGCTCTTTAAAAATCAGCCCCTCAGAAGCTGAGGAAAACTACAAAAGCGCATCGCGAGGTGCGCACGTATTTAACTATTTAACACTCTAGGAATTTAACAAATGGAAAACTCAATTAACCGCAACAAGGTCAATGCCCGTCGCATTGAATCCTGGTTGCTTAACCGCATCGCTATGAAAGGTGGCAACAACGTAGCTAAAGAGATCGGAGTCGATAAGGCACAGATAACCCGCTGGAAAGAAACGTGGCTGCCGAAGATGGCAATGCTGCTGGCAGTTCTGGAGTGGGGTGTCGTTGATGACGATATGGCGCGTCTTGCGAAGGAAGTAGCAGCTGTTCTCACAAAGAAAAAGTCCCCGGCTGTAACCGAGGACTCAGATCAGATTTCCATGAAATTCTAGCCGAATAACTGGATCAATTCACAGGAGTAATTATGCCTAAGAAAACTCGTTTTTACCAGGCGTCAGTACATAAAAATATTGCTCGTGACCGGTTCATCAAATCCTGTAACCCGGCTGTCGGTACAAAGCTGAGAGCCATCATCGAAGAACTAAAGCGGAAGGAGAACGGTCATGAGTAGCCCTGCAACAGTAACACCAATAAGACCGTCTCTGGCGGTCGTGGAGCGTCGCGTGGCAGAACTTGAAGATGGATACACCCGTCTTGCAAATGCCCTGTATGACGAGCTTATCGGCGCAGATTTAACGAAGAATCAGAGCAAGGTGGCTCATGCCATTTGCCGTAAAACATACGGCTTTGGTAAGAAACTGGATCGCATATCTGACAGCCAGTTAGCTCAACTTACCAGGCTGCCAAGACAGAAGGTCAACAAAGCCAAGAATGAGCTTATTGCAATGAAGGTAATCATTCGAGAAGGCAGTCAAATCGGGCCAAACAAGAACATCACAGAATGGGAAATCGAAGGCTGTCACTACTCTGGTGATAATGTCACTACATTGGTGACAAAAAATGTCACCAAAACGGTGACAGCCCTGTCACCAAAACAGGGACACACAAAAGAAACTATTACAAAAGAAAAGAAAGAAAATAAAAACACTCTGCCCGAACAAGTTCGAGCGGAAGACGAAACACCCAATCAGCCGTCAAACAAACACCAGTCCACTGACGAAGCATTCGAGTCGATTTTCTGGCTTGCAGGAATGCGTAAACTGGAAAAGAAAAAATCCAAGTCAGCATTCAGGACTCAGTACCAGGAGTGGCGTCGCGCTAACGGGGGCACCCCTGAGCAGTTCGCAATGTTCCTTGCAGGTGATATCGCTTCCCGTGTCGGCAAACAGTTCGGCTTCGACAAGCTTCACCCGACCACCTACCTGAACGGCAAGCGGTGGGAGGACGAGAAGCCATCAGCAGATCCTGAATCATCAGGCCAGAAGCCAGCCGTTACCGTCAGTAAGAGCGGATACGTTTACTTCTGAGGTGACGATGAAATCACGGGTCAAGGCATTGCTGATTGCCGGTTACAACCACGGCTTACTGAGCGATGGATTTGTCCGGTACTGGTTCAAAAAGTTTGATTTGAGGGCATCATGATGACGCCAAGTGAACTAAGCGACCAGTTATGGAATCAGGTCGAGAGGGTAGCAAAATATCTTTTGCCAAACGGCAAGCGAGAAAGTCATGAATGGGTGGCTGGAAGCATCAACGGAGAGTCAGGGAAAAGCCTCAAGGTTAATCTGGCAGGGAAAAAAGTCTGGTCAGACTTTGCTGAAGGAACTGCTGGTGACTTGCTTGATTTGTGGGTAGCTGTCAGGGATTGCGGATTGCACCAGGCGATGACAGAAGCAAAAGAGTTTCTTGGCATCAAAGACGACCACCACCACTTTTCAGCCAAGCAGCAAAAGAAATTCTCCCGCCCGGATCGCAAGAAAGTAGCCCGTTACCTCACCAAAACCGAAAAGCACCTTGAATACCTTTCCTCCCGCGGTATCTCAGCAGAGACGGCGAAGTTGTACGAAGTTGCCGCCGCTAAGATCTGGAACGGCGAGCGAGAACTGGACGCTCTGGCATTCCCTTACAAGCGAGACGGCGAGCTTTTGCAGGTTAAACGCATAAGCACTGAGAGACCTGACGGGAAGAAGGTAATCATGGCTGAGGGTGACTGTGAGCCGTGTCTGTTCGGATGGCAGGCTATCCCGAAGAACATGCGAATCGTTATCCTCTGCGAAGGTGAAATCGACTGCATGAGTTACCACCAGTACGGGTTCCCAGCGTTGTCCGTTCCGTTCGGTGGGGGGAAGGGTGCAAAACAGCAGTGGATAGAGTTCGAGTATCACAACCTCGACCGGTTCGACGAAATCTGGATCAGCATGGACAGCGACGAAGTAGGACAGGCTGCCGCCAGAGAGATTGCAACTCGTCTCGGTGAACACCGCTGCCGGCTGGTAAAACTGCCCCACAAAGACATCAACGAATGCCTGATGGCTGGCATCTCTTCCGATGACATCGTGGGATATCTTGAACGGGCATCATTTTTCGACCCGGAGGAGCTTTACAGTGCCAGGGAGTTTTATCAGGACACCATCAACGCCTTCTACGGCAAAGAACAAAGCCTTTTCTACAGCCCGTGGGAATCCCTGAATCACAACTTCGCTTTCCGTCAGGCTGAAATGTCACTGGTCAACGGCGTTAACGGTCACGGTAAAACGGAAGTTGTCGGGCATATGGCACTGGAAGCCATGCGCCAAGGTGTTAAAACCTGCATCGCGTCACTGGAAATTAAACCCGGTATTCTGCTGAAAAGGCTTACCCGGCAATCTACATGCCTGAAACTCCCGCCGCAGCTTGAAATTGAATCTGCCTTCAAATTTTACGATGACCGGCTATGGCTATTCGGCCTGACGGGAACCGCAAAGGCTGATCGGCTGATCGAAATCTTCACCTACGCATGGAAGCGATACGGCATTGAGTTGTTCATTATCGACAGCCTGATGAAGTGCGGAATAGGGGATGACGATTACAACGGACAAAAAGCCTTCGTAGACGCTCTGTGTGACTTCAAAAACAAAACCAATACCCACGTCCTACTCGTTACTCACAGTCGCAAAGGTGACAGCGAGGAGAAGCCTACAGGGAAGATGGACGTTAAGGGATCAGGGTCGATAACCGACCTAACCGATAACCTGTTCATCATCTGGAGAAACAAACTTCGTGAGAAGGCAATTCAGAAAGATCAGCAGGGTGAAGAACTGGATGACAAGGAACGTAAAGCGTTAGTTGCACCTGCTTCAGTTTTGATGCTTGAAAAGCAGCGTAATGGCGAGGGATGGGAAGGTGGAATCCCGATGTATCTCGACCCTGCATCACACCAGTTTTTACCAACCGAAACCGCATCTCCATTTAGCTACATCGCCAATATGCCACAGTCGGAATATGACGAGGTATGGGCAAGCAACAACGTAAGGTGACGAACATGAAAGAACCGCTAAACACTCGACAGATTATCGAAACTCAATACCCGGAATTCCCTGAAACCATCCTCCACGCTGAACTATGCCGCGCATGTGCTCGCGTAGACGGTCGAAGCATCAAGCAGTCACTCAAAGCCTTTGCTCTTGCACGTATCGAAAAGGTTGAGAGCAAGCCACTCAAAGGCGCACTGGAGCAGATGGCATCCAGCATGTTTCCAGAGACAGAGATAGCCCGTATCCGCGCCTGTGTAGGTCGTATGGAGTCGGCACTGGTTAAGACATTCGGAGTGAAGCGAGCATGAAAGAAGCAACGGCAATAATGCACTTCGTCCTGGCATCAGTTGGGATGCTTTACGTCATGTGCAAAGCAGGTGAATGGGTCGTATCAATGACCATGAAACAGTGGTGTAAGCGTCGCAAAGAGTCGGTAAAGCAGAAGGCTGTTAATGATTTATACGATGCCTTTGAGCTGGAAAAAATCACTGCCGGCGAGACCGTAAAAATCGCAACCAAAAGTAACCTGGTCATCATTATGTACCGAGAAAAGCCCCATGACTGAAGCCTACATAGCAGAGCTATCTGCAAGCGTGGCCGTGATAGTCGGCCTTTTTTATGCAATACGCAAAAACATCGATTAACAGGCTCGCAAATGCGGGTCTTTTTTATGAGGGTAGGATTATGAAACCGACATACGAAGAATTAGAGCGTCAACTTGAAGAGTCACGTCGCGAGTTCCGTGCAGCAGACGCGACTATTCACAATCTTGAACAAAAACTCACAGACCTTTCAGTACAACTCGCTAACGCCGAGAGCAAGTGCAGGGAGCTGGCGTCTGAAGTGAGTGAGTTAAACGAATGCAAAAATCTTCTGGAAAAAATTAAGTCAACGTCATGCCATGTTGATACATCGAAGGATGCGGTTATCCCTAACTCGCTGGATGCGTGGGGAAGACCGGTTCCGCAGTATTTGCCGTATGACTTCTCAGGAAATCCCTGTGCAAGTGCGACTCAATACTGTAACGGCTGGAATGATGCCGGAGGTTACTGGCTAAACCACGTCAAATACCTACAAGAATGCATCCGCGCCGCTGGCATTGGCGTGAAGGGGGAGTGAGATGGCTGACGTAACCAAAATGGAGTGCGTTCATTCAACTAATCCTGAGTGGTTTTCACCAGGTGATATTTATGATTCCGAGAAACGCGGACCAGATATTTGTATTTGTGGTGACAACCTCGTTTCCGACCTTAACCCGGAAGACTGGTACGAGATGAGCCAGCGAGTCGATGGGCTATGGTTTCTTACCGGCTTTCAGCAATCAGTATTGTTTAGAACCGTGAGGACTAACCCATGACAACTAACAACCACCCGGCGAACGGTCCTGTATCACTCGATCGTCTGCACCAGATATGCGAAATACTCAGCAAAGCAGCAGCACAAAGCGACGGCGGTAATATCGGCTACGCAATGGCTGATGCTGTGAAGGTGATTGATGGGGTTATTGCAGCGTTTGGTACGGAGCCTGTGGCGTACATGACATACAAGGGTTATTTGCTGCATGCTGCCGACCCGAAGTTAGCTGAGTATAGCGACCCGACTCCGCTCTACACCGCCCCGCCAGCGCCAGTATCTGTGCCCGCTGCGATGGAAATGGATGATGACTTTGACAGCGCGTTTGAACACGGAAAAGCTGTCGGCTGGAACGCCTATCGCGCAGCCATGCTTCAGTCGTTCGGTAATACCGAGCAACTGGACGAAGTTGGCTCATGGAATAACCACATGAACACGCCTACTGCTCAGGCTGCCAACTCTCCGGTAACTCCGGATTGTTGGTGTCACACTTGCCGACCGGTGACGATGAGCGACATGCGGTTTGTTGTCTGCCCTGACTGCGGAAACAAGCGCTGCCCGCACGCCAATGACCACAGACATGCATGCACCGGAAGCAATGAACCAGGACAGGAAGGTAGCGCGTACCAAGCAGCACCGCAGCAGGAGGTGAAATCAGCACTTGAACATGGGATGCAGCGTTACGCAGGTGCTATGCAAAAACTGTCAGAAGGTGATGACTAACGCAACGTCAAGCAACATTACTCACCATCAAAATTAGTGTTATAATTATGTCGCAGCCAGTCTGAGCAACTGGTTGTGACCTCTGCATCTGATTGGGAAATTAGATGCGAAACACAAAGAGTACTTCAAACCACCTGTCACAGATGCAGCAATGCACCTGCGATTTTCTGCATTCTGCGTTACCTATCGGAGGTGGCGTATGAATATCCCTGAGCAGGGTATCAAGCTGCATGCTGGCAACTTCGCCGCCATCGGTCAGCACCTGCAACCATATCTCAATGACGGTCAATGCTATCGCCTCCAGTTAAAGCCATGGAGAGAGAAGCGTAGCCTTAGTCAAAATGCGTTAAGCCATATGTGGTACACGGAAATCAGCGAATACCTGATTAAATCCGGCCGCACTGACGCCACCCCTGAGTGGGTCAAGCGCAATCTCAAAAAGACTTACCTCGGCTGCGAGGAAGTCACCTACACCGATTTCATCACCGGTGCCAAAGAAACCACCTGGGAACCTCGCCACACGTCTCAACTCGATACCGGAGAGATGCACATCTTCCTGTGCAAAGTCGAAGCTTGGTGCGCTCAGTTTGGTCTGGCGCTAACTATCCCATCTGGTTGTGAATTCCAACAATTGCGCGACAAGCAGGAGGCGTAATGGCTAGCCCTCTCGCTCGCATCATCACCAACGAAATCTACCGGGTCCGGACACGCACTAAGCGCAAGCCTGAACTCAAGCTATCCGAAATCCCATCACTGCTCGGCTACACCGCACGACTGACCCAGGTGAAATGGGATCGCCTGAAAGCGCGGAGGTCACATGGCTAATTTATGCAAAGCGGCACGCGGCCGCGATTGTCAGGTGCGGATCCCCGGCGTATGCAACGGCAATCCTGAAACCTCAGCACTGGCTCACATACGTCTTGCTGGTCTATGCGGGACCGGAATCAAGCCGCCTGACCTGATCGCCACCATCGCATGCAGCAGTTGCCACGACGAGATTGATCGCCGCACCCGTCTGGTCGATGCGGAATTTGCAAAGGAGTGCGCGCTGGAAGGCATGGCTCGCACGCAGGTCATCTGGCTTAAAGAGGGGCTCGTGAAAGCATGAATGAATACCGCATTAGCCTCCCGTGGTCGCCGAGCAACAACCGCTACTACCGGCATAACCGCGGGCGCACACACATCAGCACAGAGGGGCAGGCGTACCGCGACAGTGTCGCCAGAATCATCAAAGACTCAATGCTGGATATCGGCCTGGCTACACCCGTGAAAATACGCATTGAGTGCCATATGCCGGATCGCCGCCGCCGCGACCTGGACAATCTGCAAAAGGCCGCGTTCGACGCCCTGACGAAATCCGGGTTCTGGCTCGATGACCAACAAGTCGACTACTACAGCGTGAAGAGAATGCCGGTCGTCAAAGGCGGCAGACTTGAACTGACCATTACTGAACTGGAGTCCGCATGACATTCGAATCCTACTTTGCCGATCACCTCCGCGTTCGTTGGCAACGATTGCGCTTATATCACTTTCCCGGCTCTGTGCTGACGGACTACCGAATACTGAAGAATTACGTGAAAACTTATGCTGGAGAAACACGATGAACCTCGAATCAATCGCAAAATACTTTGCACCGAAGTCCCCGATGTTCAGTGACTCCTCGCGGGCAACAGCTACAGACAATCTCACTGGTACTGATGTGATGGCCGCGCTTGGCCTCGTTAATGCTAAGTGCGGATTTGGTTTCGATCTTTACCTGGCAAAAATTGGCATCAGCAGCCCGGAGCGGGCAATGGAGGCTCTATATGGTTCAGCCGTTGAGATATCACGACATTTCAGACCAGTTACTGAACTCGATGAAGGATTACGCCAACGAGTTCTCGAAATACTGTGCGCTTTTGCTTATCAGGATTACGCCCGTAGTGCGGCAAGCGTTCGCAAATGCGACTGTTGCGATGGGGACGGCTTTACCGAGGCAGATATTTTCACAAATAAAGTTCAGTACCCGGATGGGAAACCGCCTAAATGGGCAAAAATCACGAAGGGGGTTTGCCCGTCCTATTGGGAGGAATGGAAGTCGGTACGGGAGACTGCGCGCGTTTTATGCTCAGCCTGTAACGGAAAAGGTGTTATCAGCAATGCGTGTCGCTGCCATGGGAAAGGGAAGGTACTGGACAAGAAAGAAACGGAGATGCAGGGCGTGCCGGTTATGAAAGTTTGTGAGCGCTGCACAGGCAGAGGTTATGCCCGGCTTAAATTCTCTAATGTGCTGGAGGGTGTACGCACCGAGTGGGATGTGAAGAAAACCACGGCTTATGACCACATCCAGCCATTATTCGAATTATTGGTAGAAGAGTGTCACCGGCAGGAGGGATATGCAGACAGTGCATTGAAATCAGTTACTCAATAGTGATTTTTTCTATGGAAGGTAAATTTTAGAGAAAATAGATATTGTGGTTTACGGAATTTTCGTCTAGTATCGGCTCTAACGCTGGGAATCCGTTCAATCGTTTCGACCAGCAATAAAATATTCAAGCCCTGCGGTTAACTCCGTGGGGCTTTTGCGTTTCTGGAGGTAACGGCGAGGCGCTACCCTCGCCTTAACATTAAGGGAGGGTTTTCATTACGTTATCAATCTCCCTTCCTTCAAATCTTGAAGTCCAGCCGCAGGAGCCGCAATGGTACGGAAAATCATCGAACCCGCTTCCGACTTGTTTAAGACAGTTGGGACAATAAACCGCGCTGATATACCCACCCGCGGGATTTTTTCTAAAGGCCGCACCCATGTGCTCGACAAACTCATCCTTTGCCCGGTAAGCCGCTACTTCCTTCGCAAGTTCTACGCATTTGGCCTTCGCCTCGGCAAGTTCTTCTATGGTGGCAGCATGGGCTTTTTGAAGTACGTCGATCTGCTCTCCAATGAAAGCGATGCGCTCGCGCAGGACCTCGTTACTTTGCACAGCAGAAAGCGCGCCGATCCCGTTTTTAAGGGACGCGATAAGTAATCCTACATCCATGGTCATTCCCTAATTGTCTGTGGAATGACCAATTTAGCAATTTCCTTTGTCTGTGGAAAGCAGGGAAACCACGTGCCGGGCGTGGATAAATATCCCGGTATTGAATCGACTGTTGGCTGCCGCTTGGCGGCCTTTTTCATTTCAGGTTCACGGGAATCAATTGCTACGTGCTTTGTTGATAAATCCAGCCCGTGAAGCCTGACCTTATCATCACACACAGCGCCATCCGAAAAATCGGAGGTGAGGCTATGACTAGAATGAGCACCATTTACAGCAGACTTTCATATGGAACAGGAACCACGCTGACCGGCTGCGGTGTATCAGCGAAGGCATACGCCGAAACAGCTAAAACAGCAAAAGAGGTGTCCTGGATGTTGGCCGACAGAATTGCAGGGTTAAGCCTGAGCGACTGGGCAATTATTGTCGGTATCGCATGCACTGTTATCACTTGTGCAGTGAACTGGTACTACAGGCAAAAGGAAAGGGAGGACCGGCTTAATGGCAATGTCACCAAAGCTGAAGAATAGCGTTATTGCAGCGATACCCGCTGGCGCTATTGCTATCGCTGCGGCGTTGATTACTGGCCCAACGGGTAATGATGGCCTTGAAGGTGTACGCTATCAGCCTTATCGGGATGTTGTTGGAGTGTGGACTGTATGCTGGGGCCATACTGGTAAAGATATTATCCTCGGCAAGACCTACACCAAAGCAGAGTGTCGAGCGTTACTTAATAAAGACCTCACCACCGTAGCGCAGCAGATTAATCCGTACATCAAGGTTCCGATCCCTGAAACTACTCGGGGCGCTCTTTACTCGTTTGTCTACAACGTCGGTGCTGGCAATTTCAAAACCTCCACTCTTCTCTACAAAATAAACCAGGGTGATATCAAAGGCGCATGTGATCAGCTTCGTCGATGGACATATGCCGGTGGTAAGCAATGGAAAGGGTTGATTACCCGGCGTGAGATTGAGCGTGAAGTTTGCCTGTGGGCAGAAAAACCTCAGGTTCTTGGTGATGGGCTCGGGCCGCTTAACCCAGGCATTCCGGTATCAGTTCCGGGGGTATTCTGATGAAACCCAGAAAAATTACGATTGTTGCGGTTCTGCTGGTGGCTGTCGTAATCATTATTGCAGTGCTTAGCGTATTACTGGTTCGTAGCCGCTCAGCTCTTGAAACAGAACAGAGTGAGAATCGGGTATTACGTAATGATAACGCGCTGCAGGCGACGGTGATAACTACACAGGCTTTCAACTTCAATCGGTTTAACCAGATAGCAGAGAACGCCAACCGCCTTAACTCGCTGATCGATGCCGGTACTGAGAAAACTGTCATCGAATACCGGGAGATTCTCCGACGTGAAAAGACCTGTGATCTGCCTGTTCCTGCTGATGTCGCTGGTGGGCTGCTCAAATACGCGTACCGTTTACGTGCCAGCGCAATGCACCCCGATACCGGGAACACTAACGCAACCGATGATAGTACCGCTGCCGCCAGCTCAATGACGTATTGCCAGGCCGTCCTCTGGATTGAACCTTTGCTGGCAACGATAGAAAAGGGTAATGGCAATTTTTCCGGAATACGGGAAATAGAGAACGTAAGAGCCTCGCAATAGCGGGGTTCTTTAACAATAAGAGAGGGAGTAATGGAAAAAGAACAAAACGGCGCTGCAATCTTTCCTGTAGCAAAAGACTTTAAATTCTGTCTTGGGCAACTAGTGAACTTGCGCATTAGTGATGAGTTCGGCGAGGTACAGGCCCGCTCCCAGCATGTGACGGGTGAGAACCAGTACTTTATTTACTACCAGGCCGCCAATAAATGTGCGACTGAGCGCTGGTATTCCGAATCGCAACTGGTAGCGGTGGAAGATGACCGTTCTCCGGGTATGCCTGTCTTTGGTTGTGTTGAGTTGCCGGAAGGTGCGGCGGTTGAAGAGTAAGGCATTACAGTAGGCATTCACTGAATGTCTACGATAATGCCCTAGGTAAGGATTCACGAATGCCAACTCTTAAAGACTTGTCTCAACAGCTGAAACAAGTTCAGAAACAGATACCGTTCGCTACTGCTCAAGCGATGACAAAAGTTGTACGCCAGATTGAGGTGGCTCAGAAAACGGCATTCGAACGGCATCTGGAGAGCCCCACGCCGTTTACCGTTAAATCAGTTGGTTCGGTGGCGGCAAGAAAGAACAATCTGACCGCAAAGGTTTTTGTCCGTGATACCGCTGCTGGTTATCTGGAACCATTCGAGTTTGGCGGAGAGCACAAGCTCAATAGCCAGGCTCTATTAAATCCCAAGAACGTTAAGCTAAACAAATACGGCAACATGCCGCGTAATAAGCTCTCACAGCTTAAAGCAAAGGAAAATGTATTCGTAGGTGAGGTTGATGGCGTTAACGCTGTCTGGCAGCGTAAGAAGCCGATGAAAGCTAAGAAGCGACGGGCCAAACGTTCCGCTAACGGGACGCGAAGACCGAAACGCAAACAGCGTTCTCCAAAGCTTTTGATCCGGTTTGGTGATGCGCTACCTGTGACTCCAGTGCTGGGGTATATGGATAGGGCCCGTACCATGGCGAACGCACTGCTACCGTCTGCTTTAAATCAGGCGATAGCAGAAGCCATCAGGACGGCAAAATAAAAGCAGTAACTTATAAGTTAATTTCGCAAGCTTTTATGAAGCTGTTTACTGCAGTTGTCGATCCAGAAACATTGGCTGACATGGAATGCTGGTTTCCGCCATCCTTTGTTTGCACACCAACTAACACTTTGGATTTCGCCCCCTGAAGCTGCTTAAGCAATGTTTTTAGTTGGTCCGCGTCATCCGATTGAATCTGGAGGCTCTGAACATTACGTCTTGAAAGGGTAGCATCGAGCTTCACTGCGGTATTCCCGTCGACCTTCATTATCAGGTCCATTGGTACCTCTGATAGTGATTCGGTGCTTTTATCCATTTCAACGTATGCCGCCGATAGCTTTTCTTTAGTGCAGTCAAACACAATGGCGCCATTGTCGGATGAAACCTCGCCAAGCATCATTGCTTTCTTACCACCAGAGAAAAGGTCATCTTCAGTATTAGTTACCCACTGGGCATGAGCAATTGGTGATGCCAGCACTGCGGCTACGAAAGTTATTTTGATTATATTGTTACCCATTACATTCTCCTTGTATTGAATAGGAATAATCATAGTCGGAGCGAATGGTCGAAGCCATTAAAAAAATGGGTCCTTCCTGAGACTTTTGTAAGGCACGGGCATTGCGCGCCGCGGTGTTTTCCTAGCTACAACTTTCAGATTTGTGTCCCATGTCCCACCTCTGGCGATCATTACGGACACCTCGCCAGCTCTGGCTATTCCAGTTTATTCCAGTGGGATATTCTGGTGGGACATGGCAAAAATGTCCCAGGCGAATGTCCCACCCCAGAAAATGTCCCAGGTGATGTCCCATGACCACGATGAACCAGAGTCAGTACGCACAACATTCAGGTGTGGATCGCAAAACAATTGGTCGGTGGATTAAAGCCGGGCGCTTCATTGTGATGGACGGAGACCTGATTGACGTAGAGGCCAGCGATGCGGCATTGAAGAAAAACCGCGATGGCAAAGACCCGCGCGCCTCGAACGCGAAGAAAAAGAAAACTCCCGTCGTTAGCGATAACGATGATGACGGTGATGAAATCAATAAAACTGTCCGCCAGATAATGCTCACTGAAGGGGCAGATCTTTCGAGAGAGGAAGCGGGACGTATCCGCGAGAATTACATGGCCCTGCAGGCAAAGCTGCAGTATGAAAAAGACAGCGGCCAGCTTATTGAGCTGACAGCAGCCGAGGAGGTTTTATTCAACGCCTTTCGCCAACAGCGTGATGCCTGGCTTAACTGGCCGTCCAGGGTGGCGCCGCTAATGGCTGCTGATCTGGATGTACCGGCGGACAGGATGACAGAGGTGCTGATTGAACATGTCCACAAACACATCTCAGTCCTCGGAGAGCCAGAGTTTAACCCGGCAGAAGATTGAGCGTCTTGAATTAAGCGTCCGCAAAGGCTGGACACCCCCGCCGCGTATCAGTGTGCCGCAGTGGGCAGATGACTATCGTAAGCTGGCAAAAGAGGCTGGGAGCACTTCGGGAAACTGGGAAACATCGACGGTAGAAATTGCCCGCGGACCGATGCTTGCCGCGACGGAGTCCGGGGTTCATATCATCACTGTAATGTGCTGTACCCAGTTGATGAAGACAGCACTGCTGGAAAACCTTTTTGGCTATTTTGCCCACCTCGATCCTTGTCCGATACTGCTGCTGCAGCCGAAAGAAGAAGCCGCTGAACAGTTTTCGAAAGAGCGTATTAGCCCGCTGGTAAGGGTGACGCCGGTACTGCGTAAAATCATCGGTGATTCGAAACAGAAAAGCTCGAAAGAAACCATTCTTTACAAGGCATTCACTGGCGGATTTCTGGCGCTGGCGGGTGCTGGTAGCCCTGATAACCTTGCGCGTCGTCCGATTCGTGTCCTGCTGGCGGATGAAGTGGACAAGTACCCGATAACCCGCGAAGGCGATCCAATTGCGCTGGCCGAAGAGCGTACAGCGACATTTGGCCTGACCTGGCTGTCTGTACGCGCCTGTTCGCCGACGGTGGAGGATGAGAGCCGCATTGCTGACAGCTACGCCGACTCCGATCAGCGCCGGGCATCTGTGGTTTGCCCGCACTGTGGCCACCGCCAGTTCCCCGACTTTTTCAAACACGTTCAGTGGCCGAAAGAGGGAGATAAACACCTGACTAAATCGGCGATGCTCTATTGCGAATGCTGTGGTAGTGGCTGGTCCGAAGGACAGCGCCTCAGAGCTCTGCACACTATTCGATGGCATCAGACGCGCCCATTTGAGTGCTGCGGGGAGCGGCACTCACCGCTGATGGATTATGACCTTGCCTGGCGGGCGGCAGACGAGGGCAGCGTTGAAAAGGTCTGGCAATGGTCAGAGTCGGAACGGCATGCGGTCTATCGCGCAATCTGCCCCTCCTGTGGAAAGGAGGCAGTCGATAACCACCACGCGGGGTACCAGGCATCCAAGCTTTTCAGCCCCTGGCAAAAAGATAAGCCGTCGGATATTGCGAAAAAATATATCGATGCGAAGGGCGATCCGGATAAGGAACAGGCGTGGTGGAATACCCAGATGGGGCTTCCGCACCGACCTAATCATGGGAAACAGCTCCCTGTTGATGTTCTGCTGGCGCGCCGGGAAATATTTCCGGCCGTCGTTCCGGACGGGGTGGCATTGTTAACAGCTGGAGTTGATACCCAAGACGATCGCTTCGAAATTACGATCACCGGCTGGGGGAGAGATGAAGAATCGTGGTCGGTCGCGCATGACGTTATTTATGGTGACCTTGAGACGGAAGAACCCTGGAAGCGACTGGATGCATACCTGAAACAGATCTGGCGACGTGGTGACGGGCGCGGCCTGAATATCATGGCAACGTGCATGGACTCCGGCGGCCACCATACGCAGAAGGTATACGAATTCGCCAAAGAGCGTCTTGGCCGTCGTGTCTGGGCAATTAAGGGGGAGTCTGCACAGGGAGGCAAACGCAATCCTGTCTGGCCGACCAAACGACCATCATCGAAAAGCAAAGCCAGTTTCCGCCCTGTCATTCTGGGGGTTAACTCAGCGAAAGACGTGATACGCGGTCGCCTGCATCTTGAGCCACCCAAACCTGGCGCCGCCGCTGCGGGTTATATGCATTTTCCTGACGATCGCGATCTCGGGTACTTCAATCAGCTGCTGGCGGAGCGACTGGTTTACAAAGTCATTTCCGGGCAGCGGTACAGTATCTGGGAAGCAATACCAGGACGAGCTAACGAAGCGCTTGACTGCCTCGTTTACAGCTATGCCGCGCTGTGCGGTCTCAAACATATGGGGTTAAAACTCAACGTCCGGGCCGCCAACCTCGAAGCCGATCCGGATAAGTTCCTGCCAGCGCCAGTTGGACAGGAAGAAAAAATCAATTACGAGCTGCCGGGTGCGGTTATTGAAGAACCAGCGCCGGTCAAACGTAAGCGAATATCGCAACTCCTGCCGAAATAAGGAAAATCATGTTCAACCGGAACACCAGCCTGCTTGCCGGCGCAATGACTGACGATCAGCTCAGGGATGCGCTTGCGAAAGCTCAGCAGGCGTACATTGATTTAGCAACCGGGAGCCACGGTGTTTCGTTTTCCTATACGCAGGGAGACGGGACGCGATCAGTGTCCTATCAGCAAAGCACCCTGGCTGATCTGCTGGCCCTGATTCAACTTCTGCAGGCGCAACTGGGGATTATCTCTCGTCCCCGGAAACCAGCGAGGTTTAGATTCTGATGAATAAAGTACAGATACTGGGCTCTGATGGGCAGCCGTTGCGACAGCAGCGTCCCTCTATGCTGGTGGGGGGGAGCCGCGTACCTTATGACGCAGCTGACTCTTTCAGCGATCAACTGGCGAACTGGCAACCCGCGCTGTGGTCCCCGGACAATGAAATTAACATTTACCGGGATCGCATCGTGTCCCGCGCACGCGATCTGGTCCGTAATGACGGCTGGGCAAACGGTGCGGTCACACGTCTGCTGGATAATGCGGTTGGTGCCAACTTCCGCCCCATCATGAAACCCGATTACCGTGTTCTCAGAATGATCACCGGAAACAAGGCGTTTGATGCGTCCTGGGCGGAAGAGTACGGAAAAGCACTGGACGGGCACTGGCGGACCTGGAGTAACGATCCTGGCCGGTATTGTGATGTTGAACGAAAACTCACCGTGTCGCAGATGTTACGCCTGGGATTTCGTCACAAGCTTATTGACGGGGATGCTCTGACCATTCTCCAGTACAGAACTGACAGGCTTGGTCCCGGAAGAGGGCGTTACGCCACCACGGTACAGATTGTCGATCCTGACCGCCTCAGTAATCCTCAGCAGAATTTCGATATGCCAAATGTCCGTGGTGGCGTTGAAATTGATGCGGACGGTGCGCCGGTTGCTTACCACATCAGGGAGGCCCATATCGGTGACTGGTGGAGCGGGGCTAAAACCATGACGTGGCAGCGTATCCCGCGTGAAACTGACTGGGGCCGCCCGCATGTGGTTCACGATTTTGATCATGAGCGTGGCGCGCAGCACCGCGGTAACGGCATCCTGACTCCGGTTATTCAGCGTCTGAAAATGCTGGTGAAGTATGACCAGAGTGAGCTTGAGGCAGCAATTCTTAATGCCATATTCGCCGCTTACATTGAGTCACCCTATGACCCTGCGATGGTTCAGTCTGCCCTGGGCGAGACCTATGACGAGTCGGAGTTAGGCACTTATCAGGACGGGCGTGTTGAGTTCCATAACGATCGGCGTCTGACACTTCAGAATGGTGCCCGAATGCCCATTCTTTATCCTGGTGAGAAAATCACGACGGTTAACGCGGCGCGGCCCTACAGCAATTTTGAAGTCTTCGAATCTGCTGTTCTCCGTAATTTTTCTTCAGGAACAGGGTTGTCCCCACAGCAGGTCACCCAGGACTGGTCTGACGTTAACTACAGTTCTGCACGCTCCTCGTTGCTGGAGGCATGGAAAACACTGACTCGCCGCCGGGACGATTTTTCTACCGGCTTCGCTCAGCCCATTCTCACCGCCTTTGTTGAAGAAGTTCACGACAATGAGGATTTACCCCTGCCCGCAGGCGCACCTGATTTTGTTGACGCCAGAGCCGCGTATTCTCGCGCGCGCTGGATGGGGCCAGGGCGCGGCTGGGTGGATCCGGTTGCAGAGAAAAAAGGCGCCATTCTTGGTCTGGATGCCGGACTTTCCACCCTCGAGATTGAGGTGGGTGAAAACGTCGGTGAAGACTGGGAAGAAGTGCTTGATCAGCGCCAGAGAGAAATTGAGTCATGTCTTAAACGCGGATTACCGCTTCCGAGCTGGGCACAGGCTGACCAGTTTGCGAGCCAGACCATTACCGATCCGGAGGAAAAGTGAATCTACCCCATCTGGCCCAGCGATTATTTAACACCCCGCTGGCGCTGCACCCGAGTAAAGCCGAAGTCATCATGGCATCCGTAATGGACCGATTTGGTATCAGTAAAATCGAATCTTCTCTTGCCATGGAGGATGACTGGTACGGATATGACGATAACCGGGGACGTGAATCCCGTAGTGATCCGGGTTATGACAATGTGCTGGGTGTCGCCGTCATCCCGATATGCGGAACGCTGGTGCAAAAACTGGGCAGTCTGCGTCCGTACAGTGGAATGACAGGGTATGACGGCATTCGTCAGGCGTTTCTTACTGCGATGGAAGATCCCGACATTTCGGGCATTTGCCTGGATATCGACTCACCCGGCGGCGAGGTCGCTGGATGCTTCGATCTGGTTGATGTCATTTACGGCTCCCGGGGGAAAAAGCCTATCCATGCCATTCTGACGGAAAGCGCTTATTCCGCTGCGTATGCCATTGCCAGTGCAGCGGACCGGATTTCTGTTCCGCGCACCGGCGGAGTGGGTTCTGTGGGTGTAATCACCATGCACCTTGACTGGACGCAGCGGATTAAAGATGACGGTCTTAAAGTTACGATCATCACCTATGGATCCCGCAAGGCTGAAGGTTCGCCGCTGAGAGAGTTGTCAGATGAAGCGCTGGCCGCCATCCAGCAGGACATTAACACCATGGGCGAATTGTTTGTGAACACTGTTGCCAGAAACCGGGGGATTAGCGCAAAGGTTATAAAAAGTACCCAGGCCGCCTGTTTTATGGCTGCTGATGGCGTTGAAATTGGACTGGCTGATGAGGTGTGTCCTCCTGACGCTGCGTTCAAAAACTTACTTGAAAAAACAGGAGCCTGAAATGGCAAAGAAAAAGACGTTTAGTTTTGCTCACCTCATTGGTCTTGGCCCTTCCGCTTCTGAGGAAGAAGAGGATAAAAAAGCCAAAAAAGCGAAAGCCCGTCGCGCGGAAGAGGACGAGCGCGAAGATGATGCCGATGATGATGAGCGCGACGACGACGCGGAAGAAGACGAACGCGACGATGATGCTGAAGATGACGGCGATGATCCGGATGCGTCAGAAGATGATGATTCTGAAGACGACGGCGACGACGATCGCAAAGAGAGTAAGGCGGTAAAAAATGCACGCGCTGCTGAGCGTAAACGCTGCGCCCGTATTTTCGGCAGTAAGCATGCAGCTGCGAATCCTTCACTGGCCGCGTCACTGGCTTTCAATACCGGGATGAGTTCTGCGGCAGCAATTAATGTCCTAGCCTCTTCGGCTCCGGCCGCAGTCGCATCTCAGTCATCCCGTAAACGCTCTCTCGATCAGCGTATGCAGGAAAGCCACCAGGTCCGGCTTAATCCGAATAGCGGACAGAAAGAGACTGGAAAGTCTGCGCTGGTAAGTAAAATGACCGGCCTCTACAACTCCACAAGAGGAGAGAAATAATGGATCAGTTTGGTCAGAATGCGTTTGCGCCTGGCATGAAGAGCGCGCTGTTTGTTCCGGATCAGCTTGTCGCTGGCACGCTCCAGCTGGTGACTGACACCGGGATCATTACGGGCGGTGCCTTTAAGCGTGGTACTGTCCTGGGCCTGGTGGCTGCCAGCGGGAAATACACGCAATGTGTGAAAACGGCTGAAGATGGCAGTCAGTTACCCGTTGCTATTCTGGTTGATGATGTTGATGCATCGTCTTCCGATCAGAACGGCGGCCTGTATCTGATGGGGGAATTCAACCAGCACCGAATTATTTTTGATAACTCCTGGACGACCGCTGACCTGAAAAAAGCGCTCCGACCGCTGGCTATCTTCCTGAAAGACAGTGACCAGGCACCTGTAACCACCTCCTGATTTCCCCCACGGCTCTCCTGACGAATGCTTTAACCGGCAGGGGCTGGCTCGTTTAAATTTTTTGCCAGCTGCGGCTGGCACTATCAAGAGACTGAATATGGAAAATATTTTTGATACCAGCGTGCTGGTGCAGGTTGTTCCTAACCTGAAAACCAGTCAGAACTGGCTGCTCGATCGCTTCTTCCCGAATGTCGTGACTTACGAGACTGAAGAAGTGGCGATTGATGTTGATGTCGGCCTGCGTCGTATGGCGCCGTTCGTCTCCCCGCTGGTGGAAGGTAAGCTGGTCGAATCCCGTAAATACCAGACCAATACCTTCAAACCGGCATACATCAAAGATAAGCGCGCGCCGGACCTGCGCAAACCTATCCGCCGCCAGATTGGTGAGCGTATTGGCGGGGAATATACCGCTGCCGAGCGCGAAATGCTGAACCTTCAGTTTGAAATGACTGACCAGATTGACATGATCAACCGTCGTCTGGAATGGATGGCGGCGAGTGCGCTGGTGTCTGGGACCGTAACCGTCGCCGGGGAGGGCTATGAAACTCAGGTGGTGGATTTCGGGCGTGCTTCGGATCTGACCATCACTCTTAGCGGCTCGGATAAATGGCCACTGACCGTTGCAGCTGGCGCTACCAATACCCAGCCATCAGATGATATTGAAATCTGGCAGACTACTTTCCTGAAAGAGTCCGGCTCTGTCGCCACGGATCTGGTCTTTACGAATAAGTCATGGCGTGCATTCCGACTGGATACCACCATCAAGGATAACGCCATTACATTCCCGGCGCTGAGCCCGTTTGGTAACCAGATTAACGCCGGCCCACAGGTAATGAAGGGCGCAATTTATAAAGGGCGCTGGGGTAACTTTGACCTCTGGTTATATAACGACTGGTTTATTGACCCGCTGGACAACGTCGAGAAGCCTATGATCCCCGATGGCGCTGTCATTATGAGTGGTGCCGATCTGATGGGTACCCGCGCCTTTGGCGTTATCCTGGACCCGGCTTTCAACTACGGTCCGCTGGCTTATGCGCCAAAATCCTGGGTGAAAGAAGATCCAGCCCAGCGTCTTATCCTGATGCAATCCTCCCCGCTGGTTATTCCGAGCCGGGTAAATGCATCCCTCTGCGCAACGGTGGTCTGATATGGCAAAACAACCTAATACCGGGCTGGCTGATGATCTGAATGCAGAAGGATCTGCCAAAGACGGCCTGAGCGTTGACGACCTGAATGCTGGCGATAACACCCAGGGAAAACAGCCTTTGAGCAAAACAGATGATGCTGAATTGTCTGTTGATGACGATGGTGGTGACGAAAAATCCGGAGACACTGAATCGCAGGAGTATGTGGTGTTGAAAGGGAATTGCATTCGTCATGACGGGGAGATGTACCGCGAAAATATGCGCATCCCTGTAACCGGCAAAGATGCTGAGCGTCTTCTGCAGTCCGGCGTTATTGCTGATGTTGATGTGCTTCGTAAGCGAGTTCTTGCTTCTCAGCCATCAGTTTCAGTTACGACAGGGTAATGACATGGGCGTGGACTGGGATTCTCATCTTCTGAGTCCGCTGCATGATGTCTTTGGCGATGAGCACGAGTATCGTCCACGTAACGGTACTCCTTTTACAATTAACGGGATTTTTGACCGTGGTTATGCGCAGGTTGCTGAAAACCTTGATGGCGATTCAGAAATTAACACCTCCAGCCCGATGTTGGGTGTGCGCGATGCTGAATTTCGCAAGCTGGGTAAATCGCAACCTGCTGTATCTGACCGGGTATTTATAAAGACGGTCGGCGGTCACATCATCAATCAGTTATTTGTTGTGTCAAACGTCGAACCCGACAGTCATGGCGGATCTCGTCTTGTCCTCAATGTGGTAAAACCGCGATGAATTCAGCAGCGATACGGCAAATGGTTGTCACTGCACTAACCGGGACAACCAGCGCGGGCGACCGCGTATTCTCTCCACGCGACTGGTCAACTTCACCAGATATGTATCCTGTGTTGTTGGTTCAGACGCCTTTTGAACAGAAAAAATCACAGGGGCGTAATACCCCTGCTTTTACCACCCTCACCACTGTCAGGATCACTGGGCGCGTTCAGGAGTATGACGGCGATACAGTGGATGATGGAGCCATGCGGGCAGAGCTGGCGCTTGAAAGCCTTCGCGAGCAGGTGGAGCGCGCGGTGATCAACAGCTACGAACTGACGCGGAATATTCAGAAATACGCGGAAGTTCGTTCAACCATCAATGTTGATTCAGAAGGAGAGGCCCATATGGGGCAGCTTCTTTTCGAGATCGACATAGAGCATTACCAGGGGCCGGAAGATTTTTATCCTGTCCAGTCGGTTCCCCTTGAGGGCATGGATATTGCGGTCGACATGCCAGACGGCACAGTTAAACCGGGTATCAGCCTCAATCTTCAGGAGTAATCCATGTTTGTTAAGCCGAACAACGGGCTCAGCGTTCGCTGCCCCGTCAAGGGCATCCCATTGCCTAAAGATGGTGCTGAAGTACCTGACAATATTTTCTGGCGTCGCCGTCTGAGCGATGGGGACGTGATCCTCTCTAAAAAGGATGAGGGCGCGCCAGAGAAACAATCATTACCTAAAAAAGCGGGAGAAAATGAATGACCGTACCTTTCGCTCGTGTTCCCGATAACCTGCGGGTAGGGCTTTTCTTAGTTGAGTTTGATAACTCAATGGCGAATAACGCCACTGCCACGCAGCGCACCCTGCTTATCGGTGGGATGCTCAGTACCGGCTCAACCCCCCCTGGTATTCCGCAGCGAGTTTCCTCTTCGGATACCGTCGGTGAGCTGACAGGAAAAGGGGGAATTCTGCAGGCCATGATGGCGGCGTATCAGAAAAATGATACCGCAGCCGAAGTCTGGATCCTGCCGCTGGAGGAAGACTCCGATTCCATGGTGGCTGCAACCGGCACCATTAAAGTCAGCAGCGCACCGACGGCAACCGGAGTGATCTCCCTTTATATTGCTGGTGAGCGCATTCAGTTGACCGTTGTAGCAACAGATACGGTGGCAGCGATCGCCACCTCTCTGGCCGCGGCGATTAACGCAAAAACCACGCTACCTGTAACCGCCAGTGCGACTACGGATACCGTAACCCTGACCGCGAAGAATCTTGGTGCTACGGGTAATGGGATCGACATTCGTCTGAACTTCCTCGGCTTACCTGGAGGCGAGTCCACACCTGCAGGCCTGGAACTGACGATTACTGCTATGTCTAACGGAGTCGGGGCTCCGGATATTACCGGCGCGCTGGCAAACCTGCAGGATCGGACATTCGATTTCATCATCAACCCTTACGACGATACAACCTCGTTGAATGTGATGAAGGAGTTCCTGTCAGACACTGGCGGTCGCTGGGCATGGGACAAGCAGCTTTATGGCCATTCCTTTGGTACCACCACCGGGACTTACGCCCAGCTCGGTACCAAAGGTGAGCTGCGCAATAACCAGCATGAGACCCTGCTGGGCGTAAATAAATCGCCGTCCCCTTCCTGGGCATGGTCTGCAGCTTACACCGGCGCAGCTGCGGTGAGTCTGCGTAATGACCCCGGCCGCCCGCTACAGTCGCTCGCTGTTCAGGGGGTGCTTGCGCCAGAACTGCAGGATCGCTTTGAGCTGACCGAGCGTAACAATCTGCTGTACAGCGGCATTTCGACATTTACGGTCGATGACGATGGCACGGTGCGCATTGAAAACCTGATCACCACCTACCAGAAAAACAGCTATGGCGATGCAGATGACAGTTATCTGGAAGTGGAGACGCTGTTCAGCCTGATGTTTGTGACCCGCTACCTGCGCACAGCGGTGACCAGCAAGTTTGGCCGTATGAAGCTTGCTGCGGATGGAACCCGATTTGCACCTGGCGCGGCGATCGTCACGCCAAACATTATCAAGGCCGATCAGATTGCCGAGTACCAGACTCTGGTATGGAACGGTTATGCGCAGGATGCGGAGGCATTCGCAAAAAATATCATCGTCGAGCAGAACGCCAAAAATCCGAACCGCGTCGATGTGCTGTGGCCGGGAACACTCATGAACCAGTTGCGCATTTTCGCGCTGCTCAATCAGTTCCGCACTCGGGCTGAATCAACAGGAGCTTAAACGATGGCAGGTGATACTACTAACCGCCTGGCGGGAACCGCCTATGTCACTGTTAACGGTGTGACGGTAATGGTGGAGGGCTCGTTTAAATACCAGGCTGCCACCGTAAACCGTACCACCCTGACAGGGATGGATGGTGTGCACGGATATAAGGAAAAACCTGTGGCGCCATACATTTCTGCCCGACTGCGTGACAGTGGCGGAACGAATGTGCAGGGCTTTAACCAGCAGACGAACGTCAACGTGATCGCCGAGCTGGCTAACGGGAAAACTATCATTGGCCGTTCACTCTGGACGGTCAACGTCCAGGAAGTGGAAAGCGAAGATGCAGTATTTGATGTTCGCTGGGAAGGCCGCGACGTAACGGAGAACTAAGATGGCTGAGATTGAACGCGTTAAAACCATTCCATTAACCGTAGCGCTGGATGATGCTGCGGAGAAGACCACTTATACGCAGCTGGAGCTGAAAGCACCCACGCTAAGCCAGGCTGAGCAGTTTTACGAGAAACAGGCTGCGTCAACGTCGCTCGCGGCGATGCGCCTGCTTATTGCGCTGGTTTCCGGTACGCGTGAAAGCGTACTGCAGCCGATGGATTTTCTCGACTTCCGTAAGTGTGAGGAGTATCTGCTCAGTTTTTTGACCTGGAAGCCCTGACAACCTGGCAGGAAATGGCCGCTGACGTCACCTTCTATTTCCGCTGGTCTGAGGACAGGGCGTGGGGAATGACCCGCGCCCGGCTGAAATGGTGGGTGGCGCAGGCATCCCGGATAAACAAGCTTAGGAAACCTGAAGACGATGAGTAATTCTTTTGATTTTGAGCTGGTGGCCAGCGACCAGGTTAGCGAGGCTATAGACCGCATTAATGAGGCTGTCCGTGACCTGGAGCCGAAGCTAGATAAAACTAAAGAAGGGCTCAAGTTAGGCGGTCAGGAAACAGCCGACGGACTGAGCGGTTTTATTTCTCGCCTCGAGAATATGTCGAAGAGCGCGCGGGATAACGTGCAGTTTATTGGCGACATGGTTCCCCCACTGAAAATGGTGGGGGAGCTCACGGGGAAGATGGGGGCGCTGGGGTTAGCCGGTGCTGCCGGCTACGGACTGAAACAGGTCGCTTATGGATTTCGGGAGGCATCCCGTCAGGCCTATAATCTTGATGTCTCGGCAAAAAATGCGGGAATGCGCGTTGACGATTTTACCCGACTTTCCGGGGCAATGCGTATTCTTGGGGCAGACAGCGAGAGCGCTAATGCATCAATAGAAGGTATTTTCAAAGCATTCAATGAGGCTGCCAGTGGTAAAAACGAGGGGGTTATGGCAGCGATGGCGCAAATTGGTGCTCAAATCCAAAAAAACAGCGATGGTTCAGTAAATACCCTTAAAACACTGGAGTCTATCGCAAAAATTTTTCCAACCTTGCGACCTGAACAGCAGAAGTCCGCCGCTGATGCACTTGGGCTGACGCCCGAATTGCTGGCGCTAATGCGTGACGGTGAGCGCATGAAAAAGCTGCTGGCGAAATCGGATGAATTTGGTCTGACTGTGGATCCGGCACTAAATCAGCAATTGAGTGAAGTGAACGGCACTATGAATGAGCTCAGCGCATCCTGGGATGGTCTGTGGCAACGTTCAAAAAACAAGGCACTTAAGACCATTCTTTCGGATGGTTCAGTCAAAGACGGCCTTGAAGGTGTTACCGATCTGTTCACTAATGGTGATTTTACTGGGCTGTCTCATGCTCTCGGTTTTATCAACAGCAATGATGCTGAGAAACTACGGCGCATTCAGAACGATAAGGAACTTTATAACAGCTTACCCCGCAGTGAACGTGGGCAGGTTGACGCGGGTTTCATGACTGATGCTGTAAGAAAGCGGTACGATGCGAATTACCGCGCGACCGATTCTGCGATTCAATTGCAGAATGACTTATCCGCTATCAGCCAGCCAAAATCCAACGTTGCACGCGGCAATGTTCATTACGGGGAAACAAGGAATAACGCAATTGGCTTCAGAAATAATAATCCCGGTAATTTGAGGGCTGCAGCAAACGCAACGGGTAAAAATGGCGGATTTTCTACCTTTGCGAATGATGCCGACGGAAGAGCTGCAATGGCGAGACAGCTGATGTTGTATGGTGACAGGGGGAATAATACTCTGGATGGGATTATTCATACCTATGCTCCGCAATCAGAGAATAAGACTCGTGCATATATTGACTCCGTCTCAAAAGCCACTGGATATGGAGCCAAAGAGCAAGTAAATCTGCACGATCCGGAAACATTAAAAACGATAATGGCAGCTATGATTAAACATGAGAATGGCGCACAACCTTATACTGAGGAACAACTGCTAAACGCCATCCAGACCGCCATTACTGATGATCGGTGGTCAGGGAAGAGAAATCAGGATGTGCTGGCCCAGCAGCGGTATGACATTATCTCTGGATCACGCGGCGTGGATCAAGAACCCACGATACTCAGAACACAACAAGGGAAAAGTGATGAAGTTGCCCTTAGTGAAAATCTGGCGCGGTCGTTTAAGGAGGCCATGTCCGATCAGTCTCTCAAGCTTGAAATCACGATGGTCAATGATAAGGGGGAGCGTAAAACCTATAATGCGGAAAATAATGGCAGAATAACAACGGCCATGAATTACTGATCACTGTCGTCATTTCGTTAAGGAAGAAGTTATGAATGAAAAAGTTTTTGGAGCAAAAGCCATTTAGACTCCAAAGGTTTTTGCGCTTGTTTACCTGGTAATTGGCATTTACCTCGTTTTTTCTGTTGTCTCAATGAATTTCACGGCGATTACGATATCGGTGGTAAGTGCATTGCTTTTACGTGTGCTTTATGAGTTCCTAATGAACTCATTCAAGGCGACTGAGCATCTTTACAGGATCGCCGAATCTCTTGACCGTAATGGATCCAGCGATAAACAGATAAGTCATTTCAGTGCATATGTAAACCGCCGACATGGCGGTTTTTTTATTTCCGGAGGCGTGATGCCGTCAATTATCCAGGACGCAATAACTTCTCTTTTGGGGGGAGATACCAGCGATGACTGGCAGGGGCAGTTACGGCCCAGCTCATTCAGAGGTGTGCCATTTGCAATTGTTGCTGAGGAAGGGAGCCACGGCCGACGCCAGGCGGTACATGAATATCCCTACCGTGATACAGCCTGGATAGAGGATATCGGGCGGGCAACACGGCGATTTGTTATTCGCGGTTTCTTGATCCAGAACAGCCAGGTTTACGGCGGCGGCGATGCTATCACACAGCGCCAGTCACTGATTGAAGCCTGTGAACAAAAAGGTAGCGGTACGCTTGTCCATCCGACACTGGGCGAATTAACGGTTTCCATCCCTGAGAATGGTTTGCGTATTTCCGGTTCGATGGAGAACGGGCGAGTATTTGAATTTACCCTGATGGCAATTGAATCAGGGCTTAAAGTGTTTGCTGTCACGGGCAGTACCGTTGCAGGCGCCACGGTGAAAACCAACTATCTGAAACTGGTCAGCACTGCTGTGCTGAGCACGATTGCCAGGGTTAAGAGTGAAATCCGCGGTGTCACACAGGCTATAAACACCATCAGAGGCACGGTCACGTTCTGGACTAACATGGTTGACAGCACCATCAGTCAGGTCACGAATCTCAGCAATGTCCTGAACTCCACGTTCGGGAATACCCGGTACGGACGTTACAGTAAAGGCTCTGTGGGCGGTAGTTCCTCTGCTGTTGCTGGCAAATCATCAGTTGCTGATGTGGATGATGAGAGAGCACTGGCTGACAAGGTAACAGCCCAGTCGGTAATGGACCGGAAAAATGTTACCGACAGGTCGAGCCAGCTTAGCAGCTCCAACACACCTGATGAGTTTGTCCAGGGCGTCGCCGACGTGGTAAACGCAATTCTTAACAGCGCCGGCAGCGTTAATGACCGAATCACAGCGCTGGAAAAACTGGCTAATTCAATCAGCACGGAGTACCAGCAGTCCGACAGCAGCAAAGCGATTTCGGCGACCATGAACACGCTGATTGTTGTGCTATGTACTGGTGCCATGACCAGTGCCGCTGCGGACTCCAGACCAGCCAGTACAGACGAGGCAGAAGAGTTAACTCAACGAGTTTCTGTGCAACTTGATACGGCGCTGGTTCTGGCTGGAGACCGCGCGGACGATGATATGTATAACGCGCTTCTCGCCGTCAGATCGGCATTCCTTTCTACGATGAGTGAGCGTGCTTCTGGTCTGAGCGAGCTTCTGCAGGTTACTACCGCTCAGCCGCTTCCGGCGCTGACGCTGGCAAACCGATTATACCAGGATGCCACCCGTGCAGATGAACTGGTACAGGAAGCGCGCGTACCGCATCCGGCGTTTATGCCGACAACCATGAAGGTACTGAGGCAATGAATGCAGACAGCGATCTGGATGTTGTTTCTTTGACGGTCGACGGCAAAATCATCGAGGGGTGGGATTCTGTCCGGGTAACGCGGGGTATTGAGCGTTTTCCCTCTGATTTCGATCTTGGGCTAATGGATTACTTCCCTGGCAACGAAGATCGTCAACTCGTTGAAGAGGGAATGTCTTGTGAAGTTCGTATCGGAGATGATCTGACACTGACGGGATATGTTGATGACTGGGAACCCGCACTATCGCGCTCCCGCCATGAGGTCCGCGCCACGGGCAGGAGCAAATGTCAGGACCTGGTGGATTGCTCAGCTGAGTGGCCTAACAACGTCATTAATGCCAGTAATGCGCTTGAAATTGCTTCTCGCCTGGCATCCTACTACGGCATCACCGTAACCACGGATGTTGATGAACTTGTGAAGGTACCCCAGTTCACTCTGAACTGGGGTGAGTCTCCGCAAGAAGTCATCGATCGGGTGGCCAGATGGTCTGCTCTGCTTTACTACGATCAGCCCGATGGAAACCTGTTACTGACCCGGGTGGGAACACGTCGTGCGGCGAGTGGGATAGCCGAAGGGGTAAATGTCGAGCAGGCATACTACCGCAAATCGATGGCTGACAGGTTTTCAGATTATGTCGGTGTATCAATGAGCGTTTCTCCAATTGCAGGGTATTCGCCTGATACGGCCTATGACGCTGTGACTCTGGCAACGGCGAGAGATCCGGAGGCCGCCCGTATGCGGTACCGAAAACATATATCGATTGTGGAAAGTACCCTGATGGCTACTCAACAGGCACAAAGTGCGATCGACTGGGAAATGAACCGGCGGTACGGACGTTCAAAACAGCTCTCGGTAACCATCGATTCCTGGCGGGATAAAGACGGGAAACTGTGGGAACCAAACACATTGATCCCCGTTGATCTTCCCACCTTACGGTTGCCGGAGACGGAATTGCTACTGGCAGAAGTCACCTATATGCGCGATGACTACGGCACCCATGCACGCATGACGCTGATGCCGCCTGAAGCATTCGCCGTTCAGCCATATGCCTTCTACCAGAACCTGGCGGGATTCAATACATGAAGCAACTATTTAAACATGCAGCGACTAGGATCGCCGGCATGCTGGGGATTGGCCGGATCACGGCTATGAAAGATGGTGGGATGGTGCAGTCAATCCAGTACCAGACTCCGCTGGAGGTGGCCAGCGCACCGCGGATGGCTGAATTTGGTTTTTCATCCGGCCTGCCGTCAGGGACTGACGTGGTTCTGGCTTTTATTGGCGGTGATCGTTCCAGCGCGGTGGTAATTGCGTCCAACCATCAGGGGTTCCGTCATACAGGCCTGAAAGCGGGCGAAACGGTCATGTATAACCAGTGGGGTCTTAATATTCTCCTGACGGAGAAGGGGATCTTCCTGGATGCAAAGGGCCAGAATGTTGAGGTCAATAACGCCACTAACGTGACCATCAATGCCAGCCAGGGGATTCTTGCAAATACCCCGATCCTGAGGTGCACGGGTGACATTGTTGATAACTGTGAAACCAATACCCGAACACTGAAAGAGCTGCGGGATGCACATAATGACCATGATCATGTGGTTAAAAATGCCCAGAGTGGCAATGACAATATCCGCAGCCAAAAAACAGAGGATCAGGTGACATGAGTGACATCGCTTCATTCTGGAATGTGGATGAGATGTTTGCTGACTGGCAGAAAGGGCTGGGCGAACTCACCACGGGGAACGATTTACAGACTGCAATACTGGACAGCCTGTTTACTGACAGGCTGGCGCGCGCTGACGATGATTATGAGGATAGCGATCGCCGCGGCTGGTGGGGGGATTCCGGGGAGGAATCTCAACTGGGATCCCGGCTGTGGTTGCTACGGCGGAAAAAACTGACCCCGGATGTAGCAAAAAAAGCGGAGGAATACTCGAGTGAAGCGCTCAACTGGTTAAAGGTTGATGGCGTTGTCAGCGAGGTTATTCCTGTTGCCAGGATCGTCCTGCCTGACCGGCTCAATCTCATTATCCGCTATCAGGCACCGGGGAAGGACTGGCAGGAATTCAGGTTTTACTGGATATGGGAGCAACGTTAATATGCCGTTTAAACGACCGACGCTGAGCGAACTCCGCGACGGAAACCGGAAATTTATGCAGGCGGAGCTTGAGGATGTTGGTGCGCTCCTGCGGTTCGCGAACCTGAAGGTACTGGCTGACATGGATGCGGGGATGGGGCATTTGCATTACGCCTACCTTGACCATATTGCCCTGCAGACAAACCCGTTTACCTCTACCGATGAGTATCTCGCCGGGTGGATGGCCCTTAAGCAGGTATTCAGAAAACCAGCTGCAGCGGCGAAGTCGCCTGCGGTACAGGCTAGTGGCAGTGTTGACAGTATTATCCCTGTTGGCTCGATCATTAACCGCGGGGACGGATACCAGTACCGGACGGATGCAGATCTTAAAATTCAGGCAGATGGATTTGGTATCGTCGCGGTGACGGCCATCCTGCCGGATATTACCAGTGATGTAACGGGTGGAGGCGCGCGCGGTAACGCTGATGCCGGGACCATAATGACCCTGGACGCGAATATTGCTGGCGTGGATCCACAGGTAACGTTACTGTCCGCTGCGACCGGCGGAGCTGATATTGAAACGGAAGAGGACTTTCGCAGTCGTGGCTTGCTGGCATGGCAGAATCCGCCTCAGGGTGGAAGCGACGCCGATTATAAAAAATGGGTGCTTGAGGTTTCGGGCGTCACCCGCGCGTGGGTAAAGCGGCGTCTGAACGGGGCCGGTACCGTTGGCGTGTATATCATGTGTGATCGGAATGACAATGGTGGGTTTCCGGTCGGTACCGATGGAATATCCCAACTTGAGGACTGGGGGGCTGTTAAAGCCACCGGAGACCAGCTCGCTGTCGCCGACCACATCTATCCGCAGCAGACAGACACTGCCATTGTTTTCGTATGTTCCCCGATCAAGAAAGTCATCAATATTGAAATCTCTGGTATCAAAAATGCCGACAGCACCACAGTTCAGGGTATAAAAGACGCGCTGACGGCGCTGTTTTTTGATGAGGCTAACCCTGATGGTTCCGGGAAAGTTTACCTCTCTGATATTAACGGGAGTATCGGCGGTGTTAGTGGCACGACGGGCTATATCCTTAACTCTCCGATGGCCAATATCACCTTTGCTGTTGGCGAAATTCCGGTGCTTGGCGGGGTGAATTTTGTATGAGCCTCTTTTCAAAAAATGATTATGCCGGTGCGCTTGGCGCGTTGCTGCCGACGGGCAGGGCGTGGCCCAGATCGCAAAAAACGGTACAGGCTGCGGTATTACGGGCACTGAGCAGCGCGTTTCAGCGTTCTGACAACGATGCGCAAAGCCTGATTACTGGTGCTTTTCCCCCTACAGCGACGGTAATGTTGTCAGAATGGGAAAGCTCTCTGGGGTTACCAGATGATTGTGCGATTGGTGAATCCGGTGGCGTCAGCGATCGCCAGCGCGCCGTGGTGGCAAAGTTAATCAGCACCGGCGGCCTGAACCGCGATTATTACATCCGGGTGGCTTCAGCTCTTGGTTATACCATCACTATCACACAGTTCCGGCCCGCTATGAGTGGCATGTCAGTATGCGGTGATGCGCTTAACGGTGACGAGTGGCCATTTACCTGGCGGATAAATGCGCCACAAACAACGATCAAGTATTCGCTTGCTGGCGCGTCCTACTGCGGAGATCCGCTCGCATCGTGGGGCAATAAACAACTGGAGTGTTCAATCAACAAAATTGCCCCATCCCATCTGAACATCATTTTCAATTATTCATAACTGATATTTCCCCCTCTGATTTTATCGCTTAACACTAAGTGAGGATTAACTATGCTCCGAATCGGGCAAGTCGAAGCCACTGCAACGCAGGATGGCAAATATACTGATGGAAGTGTTGCTGGTGGTATTGCCGCAACGAGGCTGAGGGCAGCAGCGTTTAACGCCATGCAGGAAGAGTTAGCGCATATCGTAGAGTCAGCAGGATTGGCGCTCGACATTAACGATATGACTCAGGTTTTAAAAGCCATTCAAAAACTCACACTGAGCCGTGCAAACCCATTTGCCGATATCAAATCAGATGGTGCAGCGGCGATTTCTACGGCTCTCACAAACCTTGGTCTTGAAAACGTCCTGCGAGCTGACCACGCATCATTTGCCGGATTTGAATCAAACAATCCCGCAATACCATACATGCGGCATGTCACAACAGATGCAGTAATTAGATTAGCCACTACCACCGCATTGCAAAATGGTCTGAACGACAAACAAGATAAAGATGCGACTCTGACAACACTGAGCGGGAAAGATGCGAATGGCATTCTCCAGTATTTGGGGTATGAAAGTGGTTCTGGGTGGGTGAAGCTGCCTGGAGGATTGATTATTCAGCGCGGACGAGTTGGACACTCAATTGGCATCACATCCGTTCTGGTTACCCTGCCGAGGGCATTTACCAGCCTGGAATATTCTGTCGCACAGTCCTGGAGTGACATTCAGAATATCGCAACAGGAGATGTTCAGAACCCTGCGAGCAACGGTACTCAATTTTCGTCCCGTACATTGACTACATTTCAGTCGTGGCAGGCAGGTCCGGGCGGATTCAATACTGACTATATAGCTATGGGATATTAACGATGGATTATATCTGGAGTGCAAAAAAAAATGGCTTCTATCCCTTAAGCGAACAAGATAGATATAAATCGCTGGGATTATGGCCTGATGATGGGGTTGAGGTTACCGAGGAGCAACATGCAGCGATTTTCCTCAATCCCGCTCAGGGAAAGGTAATTGGCACCGAGAATGGGAGGCCAGCCTGGATTACCCCTCCACCACCGACAGTCGAGGAGTTGCAGGCCGGAGTGCAGGCGAAAATTAACGCGCTGCGCGCCGAGGCTGATTCAGTTATCAGTCCATTGAAAGACGCCCTGGAGGGGGGATATATAGATGATGCGGATAAGCCAAAACTGACCGCATGGCAGAAATATCGCTATGCACTAACAAAGGTTGACTCAGCAAACCCTGTCTGGCCTGAGATGCAATATAGGAACCTTTGA